ACATTGGATGCCTCATAATCAGCCAGTTTCTCAGTGCGATGCCCATTTTCACAGGCAAATTCATACATTCTTTTCATTCAATTCCTCGTAGGCTCGTTCGCTGACTTCTTTCAAAGTTTTCAGCCAAGTCAAGATGGAAAGTTCACCTTTGCGGAACTGCAAAGTTTTTTCATCAGGAATTACGCTTATATTATTGAGTGACTCTATCATATTGTCAATATCAATAGTTAAATCTTTCCAGCCCTCCATCCCCATCATCTCAAATCGGGATTCGTAATACTTTTGTAGTTCTGGGGTCATGGCATAGCCGCTTTAATTGCGTCTGTGGTTGTTGCCGCATCAATTGCTGTCTGCATGGCAGTGTACTTATCACGCACAGCTTGTCTTGCAGTCTCTGCCGCTGTTGCCTCAGATGGAATGGTTACCTTAATATCCAAAGGCGCAAACTCAGCAGATCGAGCCTCTCTGCGCTTGTCGTGGGCAATATCTTTGGCTTTATCAATGTTGATGACAATCATTCTGAATACTCCCATGCGTTACGGAATGTGCGGTCTGTTGGCACATCTGCTGTATCAATGATTTTGAATGGCTTGCCAGCAGGAACATCCTTGGCGGCAATTTCCTCAATTGTTAAACCGCATTCAGCGGCTGGAATGATGACTGCAACACCGCCATCGTCTGTTGGGTAAATAATTCGTTTTATCATGGTTGTCCTTATCTGAAAATCATTACATTGTTATAAGTGCTATCTGTAACAGTTCCACCATAACGACCAACTAAAAATCTAAATGCAGAAGTTGTGTAAGTGGTTGCTGTTCCACCAATCGCATCTGTTTTAACAACAATTACCTGTGAACCTGAGTCTGTACTAGCATAACCATTAGTTCCTCCAGAAAAAGAATAATTTGCATCAGGCATTGCAGTCGAAAAGTTTAGTGTGTAATCACCAACACCATTGTCCGTAATACTAGAAACATTTCCGCTGGCACGAATAGCTGGAGTACCTGTGCCATTGAAGTTAACCCAAGCACGACAGCCGTATGCTGTGGCAACAGAACCGTAGCCTGAGTTAAAACCAAATGTGCTTCCCGTTGCATTCCCAGTAACAGTGGCGGCTGAACCTGTTGTGTTTTGGTTAAAAGTAGGAAAAGAAGTTAAAGATGCGGCTGAACCATTAGGTGCAAGTACATCTGTACCAATTGCTAATCCTAAAGATGTTCTTGCCGCAGATGCTGATGTAGCCGCTGTTCCACCATTGGCGATAGGCAATGCTGTACCTGATAGACCAATTGCCAATGTTCCACTTGTTGTAACAGGAGAACCAGTAATAGATAAAAATGCAGGAACTGTGGCGGCAACACTTGTAACTGTTCCTGTTGCCGAAACTGTAGCCCAACTGGTTGTAGTGCCATTGGTAGTTAGGTATTTGCCAGAATTGCTTGTTTGGCTAGGTGCAAGAGCATCAAATGCCGCTGTTGCAGTAGTCTGACCAGTACCACCATTCCCAATGGCAACAGTACCAGTGACATTGCTTGCAGTACCAGTAGTATTCTGGTTCAGTGTAGGAATATCAGCCGCAACAATTGCTCTGAATGTTGGCGCACCAGCAGACCCATTAGGTGAGGCTAAGACATAGTTCGCAGTCTTAGAAGCATAAGGATTTTGAGTGTCACCATAGCCAGTTGCCAAACTAATAACTGGTGTTGTTGTTCCTGTTGCAACACTAACTGGTGAAGTTCCAGAAACAGATGTGACAGTTCCTGTTGTTGGCGTTGTCCATGTAGGAGCGCCAGCGCCAGCAGAAGTTAAAACTTGTCCTGTTGTTCCAATTGCAGTAACAGCCAATGCACTTGTTGTAGAGCCATAAACAATACCACCAGCTACAAAAGCAGATGATTGACCTGTACCACCTCTGTTATAGGCAACAGCATTTCCATTCCAAGTGGCAGAGGTAATTGAGCCAGCATAATCTAATGTATTGGTAGACCAAGATACATTAGATGGAGCAAAGTTATGCACATCCCATGAACCAGCGGCTATAGCATTTGATAATAAAACTATACTGACATAACCGCCAGATTGCAGAGTTTCTATTGTTGTACTTGAATTATTTTTAACAACAACAGTGCCACTACTTTGATTATTGTTAAATGAAAAGATTATTCCATTTGGCAAGGTTGTTGCATTAGGCAATTGAAAAGTATGCCCACCAGAACCAGTTACAACATAATTTGGAGCAGAACTGGATGTTAAAACTGTTGTACCACCAGTTGCCGCAATATTTGCAAAAGCACTGACATCAGTATTATTTAATACAACATCACCTGTTTTACTGGCAACACTTGTAACCAAGTTAGTTTGGTCAATCTTCTGCCAAACAGTACCATTAAACAGCAACCAATCACCAATTTGCCAATCAGTAATGCCGTTTAGGTTGGTAGAGCCAGCAGTTGCAACAATGTAATAGTAGCCATTCGTTCCAGTGCTAGATGCAAGTGTTGGATTATTCGTTGAGGCATTCCAAGTACCTTGATAGGCTAAACCACCGCCTCCTGTCGCCCAAGAAAGTGATGTTCCATTGGTAGTTAAGAACTTTCCAGAGTTTCCTGTCTGGCTAGGAATCAGATTGTTAATCTGGGTCTGTAAAGAAGCTAGAGTATCAAGTACAGACTGAGAAGTACCGCCACCATTAGTAATGACTTTGATGTGTTCTGCAAGATCAGGAGCAACAACCTCACCAACATTGAGTTCAACACCAGAAGACAGTGTAATAATGAGTGAACCATCAAAATCAATGTGAGCAGCGGTAACAGAAACACCATCAACGCCATCCACTCCATCACGCCCATCTCGACCATTGTCACCTTTATCACCCTTTGCGCCATCTCGACCTGACTTTCCATCTTTGCCATCTCGACCATCCTTGCCGTCAATACCATCACGACCATCTTTGATAGAAGCAACACGCTTTTCAATGGCATTGCCTACGGAATCAAATCTTTCACGGATGTCAGATTCAATCTTCTTGAGGGCTTGGACAACCAAGTCAACATTCTCACCAATCTTGCGCTTTTGCACCTCTTTGGCTTGAGCAACAGAAGAACGCACAGAATCCAAAACAGCCATTTGCTGTTCTGGAGTCATGTTTTTAAGGATTAGCTCCTTGGCAAGGCTTTCTACATCCATCATTCACCCTTTTGTTGGGTCGAACCAAGTGATTTTGACAACTGGTCAAGGAAGTCTTGTTCCATTCCACTGACTTTATTGTTTTTCTCAGCCATTTGCAACTCGACAATCTTTGATTTATTCTTAATGTCAGCTTCTTTGAGCATTAACTCAGCAATCTTAACCCTTTTATCAAACTCAGCAGAGGCTTGATCTGCTTGGTTTGGCAAGTTATTGGTAGTTGCTGAGATAACCTTGGCTTGAACTTCTTGCGGAATGTATTGAGCTTCAACCATTTTCTTGGTTGCATCAGCACGATTCTGTTCTGCCTGAGTTGTAACCAAGGCAATCTGTGCTTGAGCAGACTGCATTGCCAACTGTTGTTGAGCCTGTTGCATTTGTTGAGCTTGTGGATCAGGTTGAGCCATTTTGTCCAACTGAGCAATCAACTCCATACGGTTACTCAAACTGCTGTTACTGATAATTCCCTTTAAAATCAACGGTAAAACAGGGGTATCAGGACCGAGTGTCTGCAACAATCCAATAAACTGTTGTTGCTCATATTCACGAGCAATAATTCCCAAAGTTGCCGTAGGAATGAAGTTCATGTCCACAGAGGGATAGCGGTTTGGATCAAACTGCATATAGCGGAATGCAGCTTTTTTGATAAACGGAACAAGAAAATCTTCTTGGAAATTTGTCAGTGTCCGCTTGTATTTCTTGATGATGGACGCAACCGCCATTGACATACCACCTTGTCCACCATCACGGCTAACTTGGCTGACCATGCCGTTGGAGTCCAGAGTAGCAGTGGCTTGAAGCAACATACGCTCAAACTCTTTGGCAGTGGCAAGATTGTTGCCATCAGTCTGTCCAAACTTGAATGGGAACAGAATCTCGCTAGGCGCACCATTAGTCATGATGGCTTTACCCGGCTTGACTTCAAACTTAGCACCACGAGGCAAGCGAGTTGCATCCATAGCAATCATTGGACTAGTAGTCAGTGCCAATGAATCTAAGTGACTACGGATTTGAGCATCCATAGCCTTTTGCATATTGTAGGCTTTCTCGACTGTGCCACGACCCAACAAACGATTAGGGACAGTGTCATCCTGATAACTCAGGATTGGTCTGTCTTTCATCATGTAAGGACTTTCTTCAGCTTTGAGCAACAGATTGTCATTGGCAATCACAACGATTGCTTCAACCATATCTGTGTAATCAGCAGCTTCGGAACTCTCAGGGAAAAGATCAACAATTTCTTGATTTTCTTTTAGGTTTTGCAAGTGTTCACGAGGGACAAGACCGTAGTAGGTCAGCAATTTGACCTTTTGATCTTGGAACATCTGGATTTCTTGAGTGGCTTCCAAGTCTTCATCAGAAGCAACAATTCCAATGTCTACCTTGCGGTAAACGCCAGACTCGATGCCAGCCACAATCTTGTGGATAGAAATAAACTTCTCGATAGCCACACCCATGCAGTCATCAATGCTTGTACCGTTGGGGTCAAACAAGAAATTCTTTGGGTTGATTGGCATGATCTTGACAGAAATCCTGTCTCTTTCAATCACACCGATGGCGGCTTGTCCCTGTTGACCGGGGATTGGTCGAGTTGAGGGGATATATTCTTTTTCAGTCTTGACAACAATCTCACCGATACCAGTGCCATAGATTTCAGCCATCAACTCGATCTGGTCGATAGATTTTCTGATTTTGTCTTTCTTGAAATCTTCCATTAGTTGAGCTTTAATGATCTCAACATCAATTGGATTGCCGTTAACATCTTGGATATTGTCTTCAATGTCAAAGAAATCACCTTGACCAAAGATTGCTTCCATGATCTCAGCGTGGCGAGTCTCTACTGCTTGCTGAGTTCCGGGGGTGATGATTCGGCTACGCTCTGATTCACGAGTCTTGTCGTCATCAGCCCACTGACCACGGAAGATTCGTTCATATTCTTCCCAATCGTTCAGGAAGTTGGTGTCTCTATAATTACGCCACCGATCACAATGGTCAACAACAAAAGCCGTTAGTTCTTTGTCAGACTCTGTAGGTTCGTCAAATTGATTTTGTTGCATATCTGCCATTTAAAACCCCGCTATTACATCAAGTGGTTGCCAATCATCTGAGTCATCTTCCTCAAAATAGGAA